GGGGGCGTCAGTCTGGTAGATAGCCCAGACCCGTCATGGAAGACGGCACAAAACCGAGAGTCCCCGTTAAGGGACCCCCGGCATATAGATCTTACGATCAGTAGATACACCTGCTCATGTATGATCACCTACCCTCTGTTTGTAATGAAGTTTAAAAAACCATCATTCGATCAGAGGGAGATCATCAGGCGGTCACGTAACCGAAATTGCCGCCAGCGAGGTTGGTAGCAAACGCCGCACGATCAGTGGTAGCAACACCGACGATCGCCTTGGCGAGCTCGGGCTTGAGGATACCGGTACCGGACATCATCGACGCGACCGTGAAGGTCGTGTTGCGACGAATATCATCTTCGGTATCGACCACGAGGCCGGTCTTGCGGAGCGAGGCAACGCACTCGGGCATCCAGATGAGACCACGGATGCTAGCACCCACGGACGAACCGTTCACGTTGTAGCGAGTCTCACCGATCGCCGCCGCGGAGTAGTCCACGGTCGGGAGGTGGTTGCTCTTGAGGATGGTCACGCCCATGTAGACGAGGCTATCCGAGAGGCTGTTCATGCCCTGCGTGAACGAAGCACCGAGGCCACCGGCGGCGGCAACGCCACCGAACATCGGCTGCATGTTAACCGCATCACCCTGCGACTCAGCAACGCCGAGACGACGGATCTGCTGGAAGAGACGCGGGGTGACGGCGCAGTAGGTAGCGCCGACGGGAACCGAGTTCTCCTGGCAATCAACCACAAACTCTTCGATCGCTTCGAGGACTTCGAGAGCCTCAGGAGCGTCGTCGACCGAGGTGGTGACCGCGGGAGCGGGCAGCGAGAGACCGGTGCGGGGATCCGCAGCAGTCAGCTCGACGGCAGCAGCACCGGCAATGAAGACGGCGATCTGCTTGTCTCGCGCGTTGGCGAGGGTCTGACCAGCCTGGCGGGCGAGTTCCTGACGGTACTCCCACTGGGTGATCATGAGGTCGACGTTATCGAGCTCGAAGTGAGCGGCCATCGGACGCGCATCGAGACCGATCGAGAAGTTACCGGCGGTCGCGTTCTCGCCACCGACGAGGTACTCACCAGCGGACCACGCGGGCTTCAGATCGACGGTACCGGTGATGGGGAATTCCATCTCGCGGCCCGAAGAGATCGTCTTCGAGGTGACCATGGGCTCGAACGAGCGGTACTCGTCGTAAGCGTGGAGGACTTCGCCACTCCAGATAGGAAGCCAGAGCTTGGCGTCAGCGCCAGCAACGGCGTCAGTCGCACCAGCAAGGGTCGAACGGTAGGCGAGTTCCGCCGAGGTAAGATTCGGGTAAGTAGACATTGTTATTAATCCTTAATTGAGTCAGTTAAAAAGTAAACATAGAATCGAACACGATAGCACAACTGTAGGTTTCAGCTCATGATCCAGATTGCTCCCTGCTGAAGGGAATCATTCACATAAGTTAGGTAGTCAAGGGGAGAGCCAGCTCTTTCGAGGAGATCACCCTATCAGCCCATCTTCCGCCAATCAGTACGCGCAGCTCTCGTCTCCACCGCCTGACGAAACTTGTCATCACGCTGGAAACGAGGGTTGGACATATCCATGCGATACTCTTGCATGGACTTATAGCCCGGAAGCTCCCGCGTGGCACCAGCCGTTGCGGGAGTTACTGCCTTGGCATTGAGCTTCGGTTCCGAAGAAGGAACACTCTGCTCGTACGCCGCCGCAAGTCCTCGAAGAGTCAGCTCCGACGAAGGTCCGGCGAGTCCCCGCTGGAGGTCAGCAAGCTGCTCCCCAGAGAAATTGTTCGCCGACCAACGAAGGATCTTCGAGAGTCTTTCTCCACCACCAACAATCTCAGCCGCATCAGCAAACGCAGCACGACGCTTGGCCTGCTGGGCGGAGAGATAATCATTAACCATTACATCGGTGAAGCCGGTCTTCGCCTTGAGGTTGGATCGAGTCTCTTCCGAGAGCTCACCAGTCATAGCGATTTCATTGCTCCACTCAGCATAGTCAGCTTCCGTAACCCGAGCGGTGGGAGCTGCCTCATCAACGGGCTGCTCGTCCTTGACCTCGGGAGACGGAATGCGGAGTTCGTCAATCATAGCCTCGGTGCTGGCATCGGCTTCCACAGCGGGAGCCTCCGGTGCATCGGGGGTCTTCTCAACGTAGTCGGGGTTATCAGTATTACCCGACATTTCATACTGCTTCTTCAGTTCCGCGATCTCCTGCTGAGACTGCGTGAACTTGGCCTGAGCACCCTTAAGGCTGTCGAACCAGTCGCCAGCACTCTTAAAGTTCTCAGGGATCTTCTGACCCTGCTCCTGGACGTGGCGTTCAAACATAGCACGCTCGTGAGCGGCCTGTCGAGTAGCTTCGTCAGCAAGCGGGTCAGCCTTAACTTCAGCAAGACCAGCCATGGCTTCAGTCGTCATCGAAGCATCAGCTCCGGGAGTCTCAGAAACAACGGGGGTCTCTTCACGATAATCGGGATTTTCTTCAGTCATTGTGTTCTCCTTTCACGAGTCACATTCCGCCCTGCATCATCTGCATGGCGGCTTGAGTCACACCAGTTTGGGCTGCCTGCCCAGCTCCAGCACCGGCACCCTGGGCTGCGCCCATTGCCACTGCCTGCTGCTGCTGCATTTCCATGGCCTGCTGCTGCTGCTCCATCTGACGCTGATCCGTTTCCTGTTCATTACGAACCCAGTTACGAGGATCAAAGCCAAGGGAGGAGATAAGAGCAATACCATACTGGTCCCAGCGGAAGTGCTGGATTGCTTCGGGAGGAAGGTTTCGCACCATCTCACCCATCTGCATAAGCTTGGTAAGGTCCGAGTCCCGGCTCAACGCCTGCAGACCCGTAACGATGTTAATAGTCAACTGTCCATCTTCCATGAACTCCTCAGCCAGACGCTCGTCAACCTGATCATCCTTAATCATAAGGGCGATGGTACGACGCACGATGGGCTCGAGGAGAGCACGGGCGATTGCGGAGAACGCTCCGCCGAGAACATTCTCGATTTCCATACCGAGCATACGAACCTCAGTGGCCGTGACTCGTTCCGCAGAGCGGACACCAGCCG